CCCCTAATGGAGCTCCCCCGGGGATTGACATCCCCGCACACATGTGTCTCTAGCTGATCGAGCCACGGGAGAATACCTTGCCAATGGTATCAGAGTCATACTCTGGACCGAAGCGGTTCGCGAGAACCGGCTTCAGATCAACCATTCAGATGGTTGATATTGGGGCCGAGGTATTCAAAACTCAGATTGGCTATCGTTCCCCTTCCGTCTCCGATATTGAGAAGATCTCAATATCTGGAGATAAGAGAGGAAGGACGAAGACCGATGTAGTCACTGACTTAGTCACTGACTACGAGTTCTCCCAGCATCAACCACGTGCCTTTGTGGTTAATGACCGGGATTACTCGGAGAGGGTGTACCCCTATATTTCTGGGGAGTATACCACGTGGTCTGGGAGCTATGACAACCAAGATACTTCTACTTGGTACATAGCTCCCATCTCACACTCTTCGAGTGTGTACTCAGGTCTTCCATCGGAGGGTACCATGCAAAACATGGCTGCCTCTCTGATGCGCCAATCTGTACCTGCGCAGAGTGAGATTAATCTCCTTCGCATCGCTGCAGAACAGCGCGAATTTGGATTGCTCTTGCGAGCCTCCAATTATCGCCCTCGCTCTGTTAGCGAAGCAGCTGGAGCTTATCTCAACTATGTGTTCGGCGTAAAGCCGACCATCTCTGACCTCAAGAGCGTCTCAGAAGCAGTTCTTGTCTGGGATACTCATATCCGCCGGTATATACGTGCGGAGAGGCACAGGTTGCGCAGGAAGCGTTCCGTTGATCTTGGCACGAAAACGCAGTCAGGGACCTTTATAGGTCGTCCTGGAAGCGGTTTCGATGTCATTCAGGGGTTTGGTGGCGTCACGGTTAAGTATGGGATGCTCTATCCCAGCTTTTACCGCCAAGCCAACTACCCTTTCAACGTCACGCTTCGTTGGGCTTGTACTTCGACTCAGAGGCTGAGTCAGTTTGCCACGTTTGAGTACTTTGTACCCAGACCAGCAGACCTTCTCAGTCGCCTCAGCAGGTATCGTCAACTTGCTGAGTCGGTCGTCGGTGGAGGACTTGACGTCCCCACCGCATACGAGCTCACCCGGTGGTCATGGTTGGTTGACTGGTTCGTTGATATCGGAGGTCTCCTCAGATACCAACAAACAGTCAGCGACAACCAGATCGTCGCCACTGCCTCTGGATATTCTGTTTTCCAGGATTTCCTTTGGCAGTTGACGTACTGTGACCTCTATCCTGTCGTCTCTACGGAGAAGGCAGGTGTGGTTAGTTTCTCACCACAGACGGTCACAGCTACCGCTCGGACTCACGTCCGGCGACCGGGTAACCCGTACTCGATCGGGCCCACTTGGGACTTGTCCCAACAGCAATGGGCCATCCTCGGAGCTTTGGGTCTTGCCCGAAGTTCCAACGTTCCTATCAAAAGATGATAGGAACGTCTCACTACGAATAGCTCGTAGTGAGCTCATCGTCGGGAGACGAAGAGAGGAGAGAGCTGTGGCTCTTGCCGACCCTCAGTCCGTTACTGTCGCTGGGACTGCAACGTCCCTTCCACGTACGGGCCTTTCCCTCGTTGAGGGGGCGTTCCTGGACAGCACCGGTCAGCTTTCGCTGCAGGTGTTGCACAGCACGTCGCGCCGTACGCGTCACACGATCAAGCTCCAGAAGAGCGAGATCGTGAGCGACCCGCTCGTGCCCAGCACTAACCAGAATGTGTCGTACAGCGCCCACATTGTGATCGACCTGCCGAAGAACGGCGTGTCTACCACTAATGCGGCTGATCTGGCGACTGCTCTGGCGTCCTGGTGCACCCCGACGAACCTGGCGAAGGTTATCGCCGGGGAGAGCTAACGGATCTGTTGTAAAGCAGGCCACGCTACGATCCAACTACCTCTATTGGAGGAGTCGGTGAAAAGCGTAGTCATGCTCTGGGTCGCCTGCTTACAGGAAGCAGGTGATCAGCACCATGTGCGCACTCATCGAGACTTAGCTTACGCTATGTCTCGAGTCGAAGAAGAGGGTATGGCCTTCTTGACCATAACCCTTCCGAGCTTCGAGAAAGATCTCCTTACGGCGATCTCTCGAGGTTCGGTCGGCTCCGACCTTTTCTGCGGTTTCCGTAGAAAGGGCGGTCTCCCGGCATTCCTGTCGGGTTTCCTTTGCCGAATCTTCGACTCCGATGGTTCGCTCCGCTTCGACGCAGACCCCACAGTAATCAAATCTGTGAGGCAGGTCTTGCTGCTCGTAAGCAAGATCGAACTCCCCACTTCACAGAAGAGAGAAGCTGATGCTCTCAGAGCATACGTCGAAACGGACGAAGGGCTCGAAGAAGTCGCGGAAAAGGACTTGTCCATTTTCCGTGAGTGTAGTAGGAACCTTCTTGGTTCTTTCCTACGCGCCGTGGAATCTCGTCTCTGGTCTGGAGATTGGACCCCACGACATTCTTCGGGAGCGCTTGCAACACGTGAGTCTTATAACTCACGTTACTGCAACCGCACCTGGACAGAGCGCCTGAATAAGGTCTTCCCGTGGTGGGAAGATCTTGCGGTGAATCCCCATGAGGTCCTTGACCATCATGAGGAGTTCTCTGTCCTGCCCTCGGAGCTTGAGCCCCCTGTTAGGGTGGCTCTGGTTCCGAAGACGATGAAGTCCCCGCGCATCATTGCGATGGAGCCCTCCTGGATGCAATATGTCCAGCAGGGTATCCTTCACGTGATGACTGAGGTTCTGCACCAGCCGAAGTACTGGCCTTTGGCCCGTATCTTCGATTGGTCTGACCAAGAGCCTAACCGACTCTTGGCTCGGAGAGGGAGTATCGATGGTAGCTTTGCTACCCTCGATCTCTCCGAGGCCTCAGATCGCGTTTCACTTCAACTTGTGGAGGCCCTGCTAGGTTCTACTCCCTT